TGGTGGATTTGGGAGTAGGATTTTGTATCATGTCGCCCTCCTGCAATTTCCCCTGTGGGTGGGGGTGGGATTATTTTAGATTCACGGAGGGCACCTGAATCCATATTCCAATAACCCCACATCTGGGAACGGAGGAACCCAGATGTTTTACCCCCGCTTGAATCGCCCTCCAACCGTAAGGGGGGCGGGAAGCCCCGCCCCCCTGTAACCAACGTACCTTACTACGACTTACGAAGAGGTCAGCATCCGGACAAGGCCATTCCGAAGTCCGATCTTCATGCCCCAACGCTGGTACAACTTATACCGCATCCGGTTGGTAGTCCACAGGCCATACGGATCTGCGGAAAGGGTGGATACTTCAAGCCTACGTCCAACCCCAAGATACCGAAGATTACCGAAGGCCAAGAAAGCCGTGGAAGCCCCCGTAGTGGAAGGCATCTTCATGACTTCCGAGTACGGGAACCCCAAAATGGTCCCTGAAGTGGGCTGACCAACAGTATCGTAGAAGATCGGGCGATTCTGGTCATCCTTCAACGTCCGAACCAGATGGAGTCCCTGTCCATGCATCCAGAACCGGGCACCCTGCTTCCGCAGACCGTCCAGCTTGGCAATCATACTGGAGAAGTCCGTGAAGGTGACGTCAGAGAAGGAAGACCCACCAAGCGTAACAGAATACCCGGCACCCGTCGCATCCAGAATACCGAAGAACGGAGAGCCAGAACCGTTAAATGCCTGATTATCCAGTTCCTGTCCCGCCGCCTCTGCCAGAGCCGCCGTCAGCCAAGAAACGATGTCCGAGCGGGCATCCATCAAGGTGGCATTCTTCACAACACTGTATGCCGAAAGCTCGTTGGCATCCAGCTCAACTTCTGTAATTCCCGGCTCGGACTGTGAGGTGGTATTCCCCCAAGCAACTGATGCAGATGCAGTCTCAGACGGGAAGGACTGCTTATCCGAGGACATAGGCCAAATCCGGGAGTACTGCAGAACTACAGAAACCTCACGGGCAAACGCAAGGATTTCTGAATCCACAATATCCGGGAGGGGGAAAGTATTTCCGGAATCCCCGACTGCTGTCTTCATCTGGGGACCAAAATACTTCCAAAACTGATCTTTTGCTCTCCAATCCTGCTGAAGAGTGTGACGAAGGAAAAGAGCATAAAACTTTGCCATCTCCAACCTAGTAGGCTCATCAATGACATGGTTCGGGTGGACCGTTCGAGACATGAGTTCTTTGCCCTGGAAGGCAAGTTCATAATGCCCCATGATACTCTTCAGTTCATCCGAGGCCGAATCTACTGTGGGACCTGTCTTCGGATTCGGGGGAAGAAACCCACGATCCACCGCCTTCCTGTAGGCTTCCAACGCATCGCCCTGCTGATCAGCCTTCTCCTTGATATCACTAAGACTGGTGGCCATCTCACGAACAATCCCAGTTAGTTCCACGATGGGATCAGGCGGGTTGACGTTGGTGCGATCCTCCACCTCAAATTTCTCGATACTCGCATCCGCTTCCTGCTCTGGGGTTGCGAGAACCAAAACGCCAGTAGCTGACTTAACGAACTTCTTAACCATAACTGCCTCCTTAAAGTTTTATGTTTTTCATCGCCTTCGCTACTTCAACTAAAGCTAATCTCAAACTGTTCAACGATTCCTTGCTGTACTTCTCTGTGGGAGGATTTTCTATCTTTCCCCTCCCCTGATTGAAAGCCTCTTTCAAAATAAAATCCGACGTTCCATTTCCAGACTTGGGTTTCCTCTGGATCTCTTCAAGGGCTTTCGCCAAAGAGTCCTGGATACCCTTTATCTCTGCAACCATTGACTCTAAAGTCTGGTTGCTAATAAATAACTCTTCCTTAATCTTACGGATTTCCTCAGAAAAATCTACCATTAATTCTTCTACATCGAAAACAGAAGTCATTTCTGGAACGGGTTTATCAAATTTCTTATAGTACCCCGCCAAGAAATTATGGGCTTTCTTCTTATCTACATCAGAAGCATTCATTCCGCCACGAGCACCATGAACAGCACTCATAGCTCGCATAACTCCACCCCAAACCGCAGTGAGTTTTCCATCCTTTACATCTGCAAAGGGAAGTTTATAAGACCCAAAACTTTCCTTGTTAGCCCCATCCCTCATTACAAATCCCTTGCCATATTTCTCCCAATTCATCTTATCCTTATCTGGACCCCCACAAAGCTCTTTCATTCTAGCAATAGCCGCTTTCCCATCCCAAGATGAATCGGGGTTGATGGGAAGATCCCCCGACCCACACATATCCATCGTCATCTCTTTTTCCCCCTCTGGAGGATCTTCTACGACTTCCTCTACTGGGGGAGAAATTTTGGTATCCTCTTCTACAACTTCTGGGGCAATAGTGAGAGTCACGTCATCTTCAGACTTATTCAAATTCTCTGCCACTTGAACTTGAATAGTAGTCTCGTCAACGATCTCCGTTTCTGATTTATCTAATTCATCAATGATATCATCTTCCTTCTCTGGACGAGGGATTAGCGTTGCCCCCGTAAGATATTTCAAAAGATCATCATCTTTAAATCCAAAATTCTTTCCCTTCAAAGCATTCTGAACCGCACTAGGATTAGACGGAACTGCGCATCCTGAAAGTTCCAAAAGTTCCTGACCAATATACTCTCTTCCATATGGATTTCTACGATTATCATCGTTCTTATCCTCTTCAATAGGATTCCACTTCATAGGAATAAATCCCACTGAAGAAGCGTTAATTATCTTTTCCTCGTACAATTCCAAAATCATATCAGCGAAGGGGTAAATCCCCTTTGTGGGGAACTGAAGCAAAAACTCCATCCTAGGGGGTTCTTTCTTTTTTGTAACCTTTTCGGCCCTAGCAAGAGGGACTGACCCATAATTGTGGGCCCAAAGGAAAACGGGGTTCTTCTTGTAGTTATCCATATTCCAACCGGACAACCGGATAATATCACCGTCTCTATCCTTGGTCTCATCTGTCCCTGTCATAACGAGGGTTCGTTTCATCATATCTACAGATTTAACCACCCCCGAGTAATCGGAACTGAAAACTTCTTTTCCTTGATACTTTACGGGGGTTCCGTCCTGACCTACTAATTTGGCAGCCATTGTAACCTCCTTCTAATTATCAAGTTTCCAAAAGGAAATGACTTTCAAAAACTACGGTTTCAATGCAACGACACTGCACAACTTGTCTTGCTGGTCCTTGGGGATCTCCTGGATATCTTAAAGAACTCCCATCAGGCAAAACCCACATATTTCCCACCTTAACTGTTTTTCCGTGCATTGCTCTATGAGCCATCCGTACTCTTTCGTCCATTGCAGTAAACCATCTTTTCTCTCTATATCCAGATCGGTTTATCGCTAAACTTCTGCCTTCTCCAGCTGCCCCGAGAATTTCAGTACGAGCAATGATTTTAGCTCTGCTATTAGACATATTGAAAACATTTCTAATGCGAGCCGCTATCTCATCAATCGTTTCTCCTTTTTCATACGCCTCCATTAATTCTACCCGTATCTGATCTTTAATAGTTTGAATAATTCCCTTAATTTGAATATTTTTCGTTGCTAAAAATGCTAATGCTTCGGGGTCAGATAAACTAAATACAATGGAAGAACCAATATCGTCTAACATAGTAGTAAAACCCACTATTATAGCATCCCCGTAAAGGGGATCAGTAAATTTAGAAATATTTTTAGAATCCTCTGAAAAAAGCTCATCATCCAAATCCTTGGGAGCCTTGGTATTTTTATACAAACTCTCCAAAGACCTACTCCTCATATCCATAAATACTCTTGTCACCTTCTTTTCGAACTTCTCTTCCAAAGGGGCAGTCTTTTGAATAAAATTATTCCAACTTTGCTCTCCTCTAGCTTCGTCTTTATCCGATAATTTCTCCTCTCCCCCTTCCGTCAACGCCTTCGGAGGCTTTGGCGGGGGAAGCGCAGGGGGTGATACAGGGGGTGGCGGCAACTCTGGCACGGTTGGCTTTGGCGGATTGAGGGCACGGTCCACCGGTTGCAAATTAACTGCGACAAACGCAACGTTACGCCAAGGCTTATTACCAAATCCCATATCGAGTCGCTGATTGATCTCATTGGCAGCGAACCCCATTTGCCAAAGTTTATATCCCGTCTCTACCTTTTCCTTCAACGCTTCTTTCAAAGCTGCTACGGTGGTGGTATCAAATATCAACCGAAGATCGGAATTCTGACGAAACAGAATAAAATTCAACGCCGAAGTAGTTAATGACATTAAGGGAAGGTTAGTACCTTCCCACCACTCCTTGCGCTCAGCCTGTGCTGTGGCGTAATTCACATCTTCCATAACCGAAACAATGGCCTTTTTCATACCAAAAATCTGATAGATTCTTTCCGCTGTTTGTTTTCTTAAATCCCCAAATTCCATATCTCTTTGATTCAAACCTGTTTGAGTATACTTTAATCCTTGCTCCAATACTGCAATACGATGGGCTTTCTTAAACCCTTGATGACGAGACTCGAATTGTTCTCTAGTACGATTGAATTGTTTATCTCCTAATTTTTGCTCAGTAGAAATTACCCCGCCAGGGGAAGCCCCTTCATCAAAGAATACAGATGTATAAAAAGATGCTTTATAATCAACTACTATACTCATTTTTCCTGCTTCTAAAGGAGATATTCCTTTCAACGGGTCGTAGGGGTTGAATAAATATACCCTAGCAACCTCATCTACATGCAAAGGAATTCCTTCAGCAGTGGAGGATAGTCCACCTTCGGTGAATTGCCCTGATTGATTATAAAGCCACCCTAACAAAAGATTCGTTTTGGGATCTTTCATCGGCCTGATAAACTTATTTCTCACCACCCAAAGGGAGCCGGGGGGACCCAAACCGGGGGGATAAGGAACAATGAAAACTTCTCCATCGTGCAATAGATAAGTAATAATAGACTCCACAAAAGAATATCTATCAGTAATATAATTGGGTCTAATAAATAACTGAGACCAAGGATCAGTATCCGGAAGGGGTTTATACTCCCCACTAAGACCAAAGTTCCGAACCACTATCAAAGGAACTTGAGAAATGGCCTTAGCAGTGGTAGAAATACAAATATAAACTAAATCCGATTTCTTATAAGGCTCTCGCATTACATCATCTTCAGTTACCCCCAACATTTGCTTATTACGAAGGAAAACGGCATCAATGGCGTTCTTAGTGATTGGGCTTTTCCGAAGTAATTCCAATCGCGTTGTCATCCTTCTCCCCTATACAATAAAACGCTTGAGTTTAACTATAGT